TCTTTTGGGTCTGAGATTATGAGATCCCTCATCTGAATCTTATGTTCAGTGTCTCTAATCTTACCAGTCAGTTTGAAGGTAGCTTCAGCCAAAGAATGAGTAGCCTTAAATCCAGAGGCAGCATCCCCTTCAAGTCTCTCCCATTTTGGCTTTGGCTTTACCGTGAACTTTTTCTTTCCATCCACTAGCTGCATCCCATAGGAAAGATGGGAATGATTTGTAAGGCATCGGTATTCGAAGAAGAGATCTATCCACTCAAAGTCCAGGGGATTAAGTCCAAGGGCAATTAGAGACCTTGCCTCAGCCACGCAAGAGTAGCCAATGAGAAGGTCGTATTTCTTCAGGAATGAAGCTAAATTCCTATAGGATTCTTTGTCATTGTGGAGCCAGAAATTTCTAGTTCTTCCGGTCTCTGAATCCAGAGTGGAACAACAGACTAAGTTCAATTTTGGGTGAGTGATTTGATTAAACTCAAAATCGAGGAACAAAGACTTCATGACTTTTAGACTCCAGACTTAGTGACTTCTTGGGGACAGCTTCATACAATTTTTAAGTGGATCGCAAGACAATAATTCACATTGCTAAAGTTTTACGCAGGGGTACTTTGACCTGGCATGGCCGGAATGAAGCCCTGGCAAAGGTTTCCAAGAAAAAGTGGGAAGGTAAGAAAACCAAAAAAGGTAAAAAGATTCTGAAGACTTACTGGCAATGTTTGAAGTGTCTTGAGTGGTTCAGAGATTCTTCTTCACTTGAAGTTGACCACATTATTGAAGTTGGGAAAATGCCAGAGAGAGTCGAAGAAATTCTTGATTATGCTAAGAGACTTTACGATGCCCCAAACCTTCAGTGCCTCTGTAGTGTATGCCATCAGAAGAAAACGAGTGGCTACAATGCCACTCGTAAGTATAAGAGAAAATCTTAGAGTACTTTACAGAGTTCCCTATTTGAATTGACCATGATGTCTATGGACTCAAGCATATCTTCACAGGCTGGAAGAATTCCTGCCTCTCTCTTTCTTAAAGGTCCGTAGTGTCCAGTAGATCCACCATTTACTCTGACCATGACTGCTGCGTATTCCGTAGCGAACATGGGACATTCCTTAGAGAGTTTCTGAAAAGTCACTCCCTCACCCTCGCCCCAATTTTTCCAAGAATTCTCAGTGCAGCTAACTCTGTCCTTGAATAGGTCAAGATAGCATTTGCTTCCGTCTGCTTTATATTTCTCGTACATCTTTGGAAGAATGGAATGCTTTACTCTTGAGTTGTAGCTTGTCTGAAATAATCCTGCTTCGCAAGTTTCATGGGTATAGTTAGTAGCGGCCATGTCCCTTCCTTCACAGAATTTTCCAGATGATTCTCTCATTCCTAGACCAATGAGTAGTTGGTAGGTTTTACGGATTGACTGAATTCCAGGAGATGCTTCAATCGCATAGTGAGAGAGGGCATCAGAGGTCACGGCTCCCTTCTGCGGAGCCTTTGAGACAACCGTTAGGATGTCCTCTCTCTCCATATTGCATACTGCCCTTGCGTAGGCTACTGCCATTCCCTTCATGTAGGCCTTTGGAGCCCTTCCCCTCTCATGCCAGGAGTAGGAAGTGCAAGCATGGGAATCTACAAACTTCAGAAGATCCCCAATCTCCTTTGGAATTGGAAGACTAGGCTTCGGCGTGGGAGTAGGCTTTGGACCTTCTCCGACTGGAAGCTGAGTACACCCAGAAATAAAAATAAATAAAAGTGGAAGAATCATACAAGTCTCCTTTCAATAAATTCTCTATAGTCGTCCATGGGCATTGATAGTGCTCCTCCTGGATCATTCTTTCTCCAGTACCCAAGGCCAAGTTTTCCACTTACCTCATGGTGTCCAAGGATATTATCAATCTTCATAGTCCCATAGGGGTCATTTTGAAGTAGCCAAATTATAGTACGAGTCAGAGATGCCTCCTGAATTTTTGAGTAAGGCAGATACCACCCCTCAGGACAGTCATAGTCATCTTCTGTAACGTAGATGGGATTCCCATGAATATCTGGATTTATTTTCTTATTAAACCAAGTATAAAATCCATCAGATCTCTTCTCGAGTCTTCCAGGATTTGCCATTTCAATTCCAATTAGGTCATCAGATACTGATCCAATTAAGGGATAGGTTCCCCTAGCCCAGGAGGATTCTCCGGCATGATACCCCCAGAGATTTACTGGATGGGCTTGAAGAACCTCCCCAGTGGAGGCAATTCCTAGGAATGCAAAACCTTGGTTAACTCCCCAGTTCATAGTGTCTTCCATGTCGGAGTACTTCTCCCATTGACCAGCGGTGAAGTGAATGAGAATTCCTTTAGGGTATCCTCCTTCGTAGCCTCCTCTGGTCTTCATCTTATTTTTCATCTGAATTGCAAATGGGATTATTGTTTCCCCAGTTCCCTTGAATGCTCCTCCATCAATTGGAATTGAAGGGTCTAATTTATTCCATGTCTGAGGTCCTACAACTCCATCGGGCAGAAGGCCATTAGCAGATTGAAAGGCCTTTACCATTCTCTCGGTGTAAGTATCAAAGTCTCCGTAAGATTCATCAGAGGAGCTGTACCCCTTTTCAAAAAGTAATCTGTGGAGTATAGAGACATCTTGCCCCTTATCTCCAAGTTTAAGTCTAGACCTAATTGTTTTTTCCACTGACCCTCCCTTGGCTTTAGTGGCTTTATCTACTATGGGATCGATTCTCTTTGAGGAGTCTTCAATTTTATCCACTATATCTTTGGTACAGACTCCAGTATCACCACATAGTTTTAACAGGGCAGCTTTAAGATTGGCATAGTTAGAGGAGTCAGTGCAAAGCATTCCAACTCTCTCCTTGTCCCATTCAGGTTTTGTTAGAGATCTACGTCTTGAAGTGAATATCCTGTCACACTCAGCTCCAACTTTACCCATGTCCCCACACCACTCAGAGTCTTTAATGGGGACTGTAGTGCAGCTAGAGAGGGCCAGTGTAAGAACTAGGATGCTTGATAAGTTTATCGAGTTTCTCATGGAATCTGTCCCTTATTTGTTGAATCTCTTTAGGGTCATATTCTTCAATAGGTTTATCTGATTCTTCAATAGCTTTTATTTCTAGGACTATTTCTTTATATTCTTCATCCTGGATAGCTACTTCGTAGTCTATTATTTTGAAATCAATGACAGTTCCAAGGACTGCAAAGGCTGGCTTTAACCAGAGATCAAATGCAAATTGTGCAAAGGGCCTCACCCAAGGAAGGTTAAGTACTGGGATTTTTATAAAGAGAATGCCTACAAACACTCTGTAGGCATACTCACTCATCAATCTTTTAAAGAGCACTTAGATTAGCCTTTGTAGAGGTCACCCATGATTTTCTTTGCCAGGTACTTTCCGATCAGATCCCAAGTTCCTGAGGCGAAGATACCTGCGATAATTCCGTTGAGGAGTGCTGGCCCTACGCTTGCTCCTGGGGTCATGAGGGCCATACCTGCCATTCCGATTGAACTTAGGACCATGGTTACGATTGGCAGAGTTTCGTGAGTGAGATTTAACTTTGGGAGGACATACTGCCTAATCCCCACAATCAAGATCATGATACCAATTCCGTAAGCCACGTTATGATTTCCTGTAGCGATTGCTTCCAGAAGTTTTGGAAGGTAGCCAACTACTTGATCCACTGTCTCTGGAGGAGCTACCTCCTGTGCCCAAGAAATAATTGGGGTAATCAATAGGGTAAATAGGGTAATAACTTTCATTCTTTCCTCCTTGTTTAATTTAGCGTCATTACTAATATGGAAAATGGCAAGGGATTATTGGCCTTGCCGATCTATTTTACCTTCAAGTCTTCCAAGACCTTGAACCATAGAAAGGAGGATAGAGTGCATTGCCTCGATTTTTTCCCAGATTGCCCTCTCCTTTATGTCGTGATTATTGCGAATATCGGAAAGGTCTTTCTCCTGCTTTTTCTCGAGTTCAAATACTTTTGTAGTTAATGAATTTATACGGGAATCCATTCTCACCAACTGGGCAAATCCGCCCAGGATAAGAGCTATGGCAGCAATGGTGTGGTAGTTAAGTTCTATTCCCATGAGATCTAGTAAAGTACGGGCTAGGGGTTAGGTCAATTAGCCCGTACTTGTTGCAGTAGATCAGGACTTTACTCTTTACCCTGAGCCTGGAGGAAGGCCGTGATTTCATCGGTAAGAGCTGTTTTCTCTTGGACTGTGTAATAGGTCTCATCCATTGAAGTAATTAAAACTCTAGCGTCCATGAGCCATCCGTTTTTAAGGGACTCCATAGTCATTGCGTAAACTTGAATCCCAGCTAAGGTAGCAAACGAGATCTGTTTAGACTCTGTAAGGCTAGCTACTTTGTCAAACAGCCTCATTCCGACCTGTCTGGACATTTGTCTGTATGAAAGTTCCATCTCAGTATTTATGTCCTGGGATACATCCAAATACTGAATAGTGAACTCAGCCGGAAATTGGTATGTGGTGACTCCAGCGACATCTGTCTGACTGGATAGGGCTTGATTGATTGCTTTACCCTCCCTAACAGTTTCTTGTTCAGTTAGCCATCTGAGTACTTTCCCAAATGCTCCGGTTTGTGAGACCTGACTTACCCAGGATTCAGCAAGTTCTTGGGTAGCAAAGGTACCAGCGTGGGTTACGTCATTTTGAAGATTTTTAATTACTGCCTTGATCATTAGTTACCGATCCTTTCAATAGTCATTGTGTTGTAAATTGGGGAAGCAGTGATGCCAGTCGTAGCTACCGAGGCAGCGGCTCTGACATCCAGTGTTCCACCAGCAAGTAAATCCACTGTTGAGGTGACTGTGATGTAATAGTTATTACTCGCCCCATTTCCAAGGATTGCATTAGACTCTATCGTCGAAGAGTTCTTCCTGATGTTGGCAACAAGAACTTGAGAAGTGGATAAGGATACCCCTGCCGTTACTACCTTAGCGACAATCCTGTACTTCCCTGCAATTGGAGCAGTGAATACTCCAGTCGAAGTATTGTAGGCGTTATGGGTATCATATACTTTCGTATTGTAAATGAAAGTAGCATCTGAGGTTCCAATTACCTGACCACTTACATCAGTGTACCTAGCTGCAACAGTTTCAGATGCGGCTATCTGAGCTGGCCCTGAAATTCTAGAAACACTCAAAACGGTATTTTCATTTGTTCCACCAGTCGAAGTGACAGTTACGTTCTGGCTATTAGCTAAAACCCAAAGGCTTACGTAATCTCCTGCATTCAAATAAACTTCAGTATTCGAAATTAGGGAATAGAACTTGGAAGCTACAGTATCAGTAGTGTAGTGGATTCCTAAGTTTGCACCAGTGCCATTTTTCTTCCAGTAAGATGAAACATCACTTGGAGCAGTTCCACCAGTCTCAATCAATGTCTGAGCCTTCAGTAAATAGTACCCACTTACTGGAGCAGTGAATCTTCCAGTAGAGGTGGAGTAGGCCCCATGAGTGTCTTGAACTGAGGTATTTCCAATTACTTCTAGAGCTACTCCGGCAGTAGCCGTCTGGGAAGTAGATGTCCTAATGGCCTTGGCAGAGATGACTCTAGTCTCTGCATCATTAGAGAGTTGGAGATTGGAACTCCATCCAACAATTGGGACTTTGAAATTAACATTGATATAGTTCCCAGATGCCCAGGTTGACGGGGCAGTACTTGATACCGCTGATATCGTACCAGTAGTTGAACTCGGATAGAGTAGATAAACAGAAGTAGTATTGTTGTAGGCTACATAGAATCCTTTTACAGTAGACCCATCATACCCAGATCCCATACCCAAATGTGGTACTGCTGATCCTACGGCAGTAGTCAACTTAGTGGTGTCAATTGCAAGTCCAGATGGGATACCTACTTGGAGAGTAGTGGCAGTTGGAGCCCCACTCAAAGCAACGTGGACCGTCCCTTCAAGGCTATCTCCAACTCTTCGATACATTCCAGTGTAAGTGGTATTAGTTACCCAAGTGCCTGTAGGAGTGTAAGATTTCCAATCTCCTACATAAGCCCCATTAGCCGATACTTGCTTTGAAATGGAAAAATTATCCATCTTCAAAGAGTAAGCAGAGGTCGAAGTCGAAGAGACGTGAAGACAAAGGCGGTAAGAAGTAGAGCTACTTGTTTGGAATACTCCCTTATACTTGTAATTGTACCCACTCAAAGCTGGCTCAAGTAATCTTGGCGCTGGCTCAATTACTACAGCATTTGTCACGTCATACAAGTAGACAGTGACATCTGATGGAGTAGCTGGAGCTGTGGAACCAGCAAAGGTTCCGGAGTTTAAAAGCCAGTCAAACTCTACCTGAAGTACATTATGCTTATCCCCAGACTCCGTAGTAAAGCTGTAAGCTGCCCCATTACCTTGCCTGTTTGCAGAATCCTTGGTCAGGATAAAGCTTTGAAGTCCACTCATTGGGGAAGTTGAACTTCTAGCGAAGGTTAAAGAGGGAGATCCCCCAGTACAATCAACAGGTACTACCCCAGCCGCGTCAGCGTAGGTAGTCCACTTTGGAGCTGGAAGTTCAGCGTCTCCATTTACAATAAAATTCTTTGGGACTTTTACTCCCCTCAAAGTATCTACATCAATGATCTTTGACTGACCAAAGGCCATAGCCCCAGTCAGCAAGAGACCAATCAAAGTTACTAACTTAGTCATTACATTCCTCCCTTATAGATCCATCTTGTTAAACTATTTAACCAAATAAATGTGGCCTGTCTTCCCCTTGTCAACTGAAGACTAGTAAAGTTTCCGATTACCCCGTAGCTTGCATCATTGTAGGAAACTTCCAGATAGTCATCGGCATTTGTTCCAACGAGAGTAACTTCAGTTCCATCGATCCAGCCACCGCCAGATCCAAATGGAGTTGTAGATGCAGATACTCCACCAGTGTCACCCTTAACAGGTCTAAGTTGTCTAGAGTTAAATGTAGTAGTTGTTACTGTTCCACCTGCGGTTACTGTTTGTTCGGAAGAAACTACGTAAGTACCTCCACCGCCAGATCCACTTCCTGATTTTAATTTCCACCGAGATTCAGTAGTGGAATAGAAGAACTCAATTGAAGTGTCTGGAGAAAGAGTAATGTCAGTAGCATTTGGAAGAGAGAATCGATTAGTAGCTGTGGCTCCAGCGTCTTCTTCCTCAATAGTTACATCCGCAGTAGATTCATTGTGGAGGAGGAGTACCTTTGCATTCCCAGTGGCGTCTATACCTTTAAGAGAGGTAGCAGTTGAGCCAGTTAGTTTTACAATTGATTTAGTAGCTGAAAGAGCCGTGATAGAGGCCGCTGTTGCAACGTCTTGATACTCTAGTTCAAGGGCCTCAATGGAGACTCTCTCTTTAAGTGCAATCTTATCGTCGATTCTAATCTTCTCAGTTGGAGTAGTCTGGCCAGTCTTAGTTACACTGACTTTCATCCTAGTGCCTACTGCGGTAGTGGAGTGATTCTCAGTGGCCTCTACTTCAATTTTTGCGGCTAGTATGTCTGAGGTAGTTTCATCAGTTGATTGAAATTCATGGACTGAAATAATGTCTCCGGACTGAACTGCACCAGTGCCAGAGATACGAGATTTCTTAGAGATAAATTTAGATCCAGTTGTAGTGTCTGTCTTATTCTCAGATCTGATACCAGTACCTACAGCGTGAATAGTATTCTGAGGAGAGGTAGTGTTTACTGCAAATTTTTTATCGATTATTCTAGCTACTTCAGCCAGAGTAGCGGTGGCGTCTTCTACGACTTCAAACGCTAAGTAAGCCCCGGTAGCAGAGGCAGTCATATTGTCACTTGCAATGGATCTAACTCTAGCTACTACTGGATTACTTGAGTCATTACCGCGACCAATGAATTTAAGTTCCCCAATTACATCCCCATCAAGTACCTGACCATTGTTGGCAACTCTTCTCTTAACTAATTCGAGGACTGGGCCAACGGTATCGGCAGTAAATCGGCTGACCGTGAAGGTATTGCTAGCTCCGTCGATACTGGAGGTATTTCCAGCTAGGTCAATTCTAAAAAGTTTAATGTCTGTAGTTCCAGTGTAGAGTTTAATGTCCCAGTAAAAATTTGGAGATCCCTCATTTGTCGTATCAATCCAATAACCGCCAGCTTGAAGGTTTGTCGGTCTTGAAGTTCCCCGGAATCCAGAGACTATGATATCCTTCAGATCATTCAGTAACGTGGCTAATTGATTACCCGACGTTGTAGCTGGGTCTATAGATGACCAAATTGAACCTGGCATTTTAAATCCTCCTTAGATTACTTCAGTAGCTTTGCGACCATAGCCTTTAACAACAGCGTCGAAAGTTCTTGCAACAGGATTATTCGAGCTATCGTAAAAGACAACAGTAAATTGACTTAATGTCCTGCTGGAGAATGTCCAATAATCTCCAGATTGTCCATCTTGCATGGATATCTGGATGTTTGGCGTGGTTCCAGGGCCAGCAAATTCTGGAACGTAAGTTAAAGTGTATCCTGAAACCGTAGCTGCCAAGTTGTTATAGGAGTCCACCCTGTCCGGCATATCTGCCCGTATGATTCCGTCAATAACTCTTGGAGTAACCGCAGGTTTAAAAGATTGAAGTCTAAGTCTAAACTGGAATATTCGTCCAGTGGCATCCCCAGCTATGAACTTCCTCCAAGGGGTAAAGTTATCATCAGACCCTCCAGAGATTACGGACACTGAAGAGAGGGTAGCCCAAGTAGACATGAGATTTAAGGTATCTGTGGATCGATACTGAGTCTCTACGTCCCACTCAGAGGTCCTAGCATTTGACAGATAGATCACACTCGAGAGAGTTGTCCAATTGGACATCATATCGCTTTGAGTAAATCCCTCTGCTTCAACTAACGACTGAAGTCTTACGGTAAAAATATCTCCAAGGTCCAACAGATTCTCATAGTAATAGAATCCTTCCTCATAGTACTCAAGAGTATCTGGATCTCCGGGAATCTCTACGGCCATGAGAAGGGCATTCCCAGATTTCACAGTTCTATCAAAGACTCCATTAAGAGCCGGAAAGTCTGAAGTCTCTTCGATGATATTCAGATTAAATAACTCTGGGACTGTGGTGATAGCTACAGCCGCATTGAGGGATTCATTCCCGTTGAAGTCTACAGCCTTAATTAAATATGTCCCAGTTCTTGCCTGAGTCGCAGCTAGAGTGGAATTCCTGTCAGCTCTAAGAAGTGGGATAGAGGTAGCCCACGTTGCTGAAAGATTAGGCGAATACCTTATTAGGTATTCATCCACATCACAGTCAGAAACCTGAGGCCATACTAGCTGTAAAACCTCTCCAGTGATGTCTGTGGATAGCCCCTCTACATCCGAGGGCCTCGTAGACTTTGAAACTGGAGTAGCAGTCACAGCGGCTACCGATCCAAGTTCCAATTTCTTTCCGGTAGCCGAAACAGCTATGACTTTGAAAGAGTGGAGGGAGCCAAGATAATTTTCATCTACGAGATACTCGTAAAAAGATTCACGAGTAGACGCGACAAAGTTGTACCCAGTGCCTTTATCCACGTAGATATCAAATACCTCAAAGGCTGATCCAGAGGGAGGATTCCAATCAAGATCTACATAGTACTCATACCCAGCTCCAGCGCATCTCCAGGTATTCTCCACTACTTCTAAATCTTCCACTTCCCCAGGAGGAACTAAATTTGGATCAGTCGTGGTATTTAACTGTGGGTCGTATATGGGGAAAGTATCTGTAGACTCAGCCGAGTGAATTGCATCAGCTTTTTCAACTAATACTAAAGTAGCAGACAAGTCATCATTTGGATTGATAGCCTTGACTATGCAGTCATAGACAATCTGGCCAACATTTCCAATCACTAAAAGATTTCCTACCGCAGGAATTGTCCCAGTGAGATTAAATGTATCAGCAGATACTTGAGTGCAAGTTCCAGTGGAGATGACTCCGGTAGAACTTCTAAATACATATCCTAAAGATCCTGAGATATCTATTCCGTCATCAACTACTATTTGATTCCCCGAGACAGATCTAACTCTACAAGGAACTCCTCCAACTTTCATTACGTCCTGAGTGATCTGGACATAATCTCCCCTAGTACAGACTAGATATTCAAAGTCCACTGTAATTGAGATTGTCTCTTGTCTTAGTCTATTCTGGGCAAGTAGGTATCTTCCATATCTCCAAGCCTGTTCGGAGTTGGTACAAGCAAAGGCTGTTACTTCATCAAACTCAGTGGCTGTATTGAAATCATATCCAGAGTCATAGACCACTACTTCTGAAACCTCGTATGCTGATCCAGAGTCTACGTATTTTACTTTTAGGGCGTGAGGCTTCTTAGCGTAACTTCTAGATGAGGAGAAATTGCTAGAGTTCCTTGGAGTAAATATCTGAACTGGAACTGTCTTTAACTTATCAATTAACACTCCATACTTATTATCCACTACGTTGATTGAAGCATTGGCCGCAGAACTTACTTGGTTAAGTACCTGCTGAAGAGTGGTGGAATAGTCTAGGATGAAGTTTGATTCAAACCTTGCCTTGGTATTCGTATGGCTTGGAGGGGAGGTAGGGACTGCACTACAGAAATTTGCCCACTCAAGGAGTGAGGCGGTGTTTAGCTTTGATTGAGAGATTGCCCTCTTATTTATTTCCCCTGTAAGTAGGTCAGCAAATACCCACGCAGGATTTTTAGTCTCCTGCTTCACCCAGGAACTACCATTCCATACTGGAAGTATACTGGATACTTCAGCAGAGAGATTTGAGATAGCCCCATTCAATTGGTTAGTAGCTCTAATCCTCATCTCAAGGAAGGTATGCCTCTTGTCAGTGACAATTGGCTCCCGGTTATAGGATGTGGAGAGAGAAAGGACTGTTAAAGAATCTTCAGTCTGTGACGTAAAAGTTGAGTAAGAAGATACTCTAGTGATCCTGACTTTATATGACCCGGTTTGTCTCGGAGTAAATTTGAAAGTTGTGAATGCCTGTTCAGTGGTAGCTCTAGAAATTCTAACAAGGCCTCGATTTCCGCGCTCAAGGAATACTTTCCCAAATACTGTGTGATCTCTCCTAACTATAGTCCTTGCAGGGTCTGAGTTTAATGTTCCAGTGATCTCTGAAAAGAATATGAAATTTCTATCCACGGCTCTATCAAGAGTATAGACCGAATATCCAGTTAGTCCGTAAATCCCTGGAAGTGGGGCAATACTAACAACCTTACCAATGAGGGATGAAGTTATCTTAGCTGGAATAGTTCCAGAGATAGCTGCGGCTCCAGTGGCCCTTAGCCACATACCTGGAAGAATAGCGGAGTCAGTCTTTAGAACTATTCCGGTATTTCCAAAGGTTAAACCATAGTTTTTCCTAGTAGCCCAGAATCTAGTTCCACTTCCAGAAGTATCAGCTCCATTTATTTCTGCTGTTGTGGCTTCAAGAGTAGTGTAGTTATTCTGAGTAGCTCCTATCTGACCCCAATAAGGGAATATTAACTCATTACCCCCATCGATGTATGTGAATGGAGCCGTCTCTAAGTCTTTCTCTTCAGTAGGTGCGTATCCGCCTGTTTCCTTAAAGTAGGATACGTACTCTGGGTCATTGAATCCCTTCCAGTCTTCAGTTCCAACTAAAGCAAATTGCACCGATAAAAGGACTTCACGAGTGCCTATTGTCCCGTTGGCAGAGAATCCAAATAGTCCTCTAGTATTAGCCACGTTAAGAGTAATAGTTTGTTCCAGTGCATCTGTGTTAGGAGCTGCATTCCTAAGAACTCTGTAACCTGCCTCTGGACCGGAATCCACTTCATTAGCATCTAGAGTGACTCCAATACTCTCAGTTGTTACGTCCTTCTTGTAGAGTTCAAAGGTACTTCTAGTTTGTTCATCCCAGTACCCTTCATTCGATACGGGTTTATTGGGATCTACCAGATTGAACTGGATGTCACTGTATTGTCCAATCTCAGTTTCCCCGATACGAATATCTCTAACCATACTTGGGCCATATCCAAAATCATAAATGGCATAGAGGTACTGAACTAACTCCCCATTAGTGTCAGCCTCGATCTCAATAAATGGATTGGCAGCAACATACGGATACATCTTATGAGTTCCGTAGACCTTTGGAACTGATCCGTATCTCCTTACCTGATTAGACTGGCCAGAGATGGAGTAGACTTGACTCTCAGATAGTGGGGATGCCCCAGCTATCTCTTGCTGACTTTGGATAGGAGGAGGAAATAAAGCAAAGGCAACAGCAGAGGACAGTATTGATGCCCCGGCAGTAACTAAAGCGGCTCCTACACTTCCAGCAGAAAGGCCTAAGGCGGCAGATGCAAGTCCCCCAGTGTAGATAGTAGCAGCGACGATAAAGATCGTTCTAAGAACTGAAGTCGGGTCATCACCTTTAATCCTTGGGGCAATGAGAATTTCATCAGACTCTTTAGTTTTTACATGAGTCCATAGATCACTTTCAACTTCATAGCCATTTACTAGGACTACAAAAATTTCTTTAGCTGACCTTTCTCCAAGGTCTACCCTTCCCTCTAGACATCGATCAATTGCCTTATCTAGAAATTCACCTTCTATTATGGGTAGGCAGGATTCATTGATTCCATTTTCATCCTTGAAGGTCTTAAAAAGAATCTTAATCATGGATTTTCCTGGAGTCGGTAGTACCCAGAGATCATTCCTTTGTACCTGTCTATGCGGTCAACTACTGATCCGGTATTCTCTTTAGTATGAAGGAAAGTTTCATTGTCTAAAGCTATTCCTATGTGAGACTCTATTCCCCTAATCATAATTAAAATCAGGTCTCCAAATTTCGGATTCTCTACTTGAACAAAGTCTCCCACATTAGCGTAGATTAAATTCCTTCTGTCTTCCCTTGTCTCCGGCCTTTGATCAAAATAATGATTCAGCTCAACGTGGAATACCAGCTCATAGAATCTGATACACAACTTCCAGCAATCTGCCTCGGAGTACGGAACTCCTACCAGGCTACTAGAAAATGCCTGGAAAGTTTGTAGGCCCGTATTTTTCACTAGTCATCTCCGTATTAAGAAAATTGTCAAAAATTAGTGAGGCAGTAATCCTAGTCTTGGAATAAGTTAAATTAGTAATGAGTAGTTCATCAAGTATCATTTGAACCTGGTCCGGCATGGAGGCAAGAATCATTTCTAACTTTACCGTAATCTCTGTGGTGACTGACCTTATCTCATCTACCAGTTCCCTGGAGACGTTATCTAGCTCTAATTGGACTACCCTAGCAGACTCTCCATCGTCTACGGGAAGCCTTACTCTAACTGGGAATGCCTGATAGGTATTTCCCCTTGAAACTATATTCTCGGTGTTATTGACGAGTCTGATAGTATTGAAACTTGAATGGGAAATTGTGACAAGTACCAGGAACGGGTCGCCAGATTGCTGCGCGAATAATTGAGCAAGTAGAGAATTTGAAAGGCTATTACTCATGTAGCAACAATCTCCCACTCCATGCTCACTGAAAATACTCCGGCTCCAAGTGATCTTAGAGATGGGGTAGAGGCAAACTTAAATACAGAAGCTACTCCAGTAATTGGATGATTGTAGTTAAACTCTTCAATGCCCCCATTAAGGTCAGTATCAAAGAAATTATAAAAGTCATTATACTCCGATACAGTTTCAAGAATGATAGACACAGAGAAAATGTCTATACCCTTAGTAAATCTTCTTCTGTACTTGGCAGGTCCTACATCCATATCCGATTTAATTCTTGTCTCCCCAAGTGCTAAGTTGAAGGAGTCAGAATTTACTTTATCTTGTAGTGTCGCTGGCCAAGCTACAGGCATTACTAAAATCCTTTCCTTCTAATTCCGTAAGCAGAACTAAATGAATTATCGAATGCTCCGGAGGCAATTCCCTCTCTAACTCTTGAAGTGATTATTAGGTCTAGAACTCTCTCCCCATTTGGACCTGTGGATTCCTGCTGTTCAACATCTGCATTGGCATTATTGATCACGTTTACTGTAACTCCAGCTCCAGGCTGACTAACACTCTGACCCCCAACGCTTGGTCCGAGTTTACCTATTGTGGTTCCAGGAGTTATAAAGCTACTGCTAGGAGTTCCCGGTATTAGTGTTCCCTCTCCACCCTGCACTGGGCTTGCAAAGCTATCTGCGTATCCTTGAATACCGGAAACTAGTGGGCGAATGATTTGCTGCCTGACAACGATTCTAGTTATCTCATCAAGGATAAACTGAGTGAACTTCCTCCAGTCCTGAGTTCCTGTCTGGATGAAATCTACTAGAGAGTCTTCAAGGGATTTAAACACTCCCTCAATTGAACTCTTAATCTGCTCTGCAAGAGAGCCAATAGATCTCAAATACCTTTCAGATCCCTGGGCTATAAGGCCACTAGGATCTAGTGCTGTAGAAACTTTATCAACTTCTTGCCTATAGTCTTGCCAAGATTTTTTACCTGAGTCTAATTCAAGTCTAAGTTGTGCGAGTTTGTTTGATTCAATCTGCCTATTGAATTCTTCAAGAGAGATTCTATTCTGATTATAGTCTCTGGCTATCTCCAATGCCTGGAGTTCCAAAACTTCTTTTCTGTATTTTTCTATAGTTACAGTTCCATTTTGGAATTCAACATTTAGCTTACTAAGTTCAAGCTGATTTATTTTATCATAGTATTCGCTAGCGGTAAGGCTTCCGCTCATGAAAGACTTATTTAGTTCACGGATTGCTTCCTTGATGACATCAATATCCTTAACAACTTTTTTAGATTTTGCAGCTATCTTATCTAGTGCCTCTTTCTGGAAAAATTCTTGGATCTCTGCTAAAGTATCAGTAGGAGCATTTGGGCCAGTGTTCCTGGCCAAGTCTTCCCTGGTTCTATAGAATGCAGCTACCTCTTCTCGGAGTTCTTGAGACTTTCTTTTAAGATTATCAAAAAGTTTATCTGGGAATGCCTTACTGAATGCAAGACCAAAAAGAGTAGTGAGGGGATTAAGAAGTAAGAACCACTCAATTACTGTCTTTATGGCCTTAGGGACTTCATACAATTCGGCTGTGAATAATTTTATGTCGGCTTTAAAGTCATCTATCGAATCAAAGGTAGAAAGAAATGCTGCCGTGATAGCTGTCATCGCAAGTACTACTGGATTGGATGCCCCAACAAATACCGCTAGGGCTTTAGCCCCATTGATAAAATAAGGTGCAAGCGGTATGGCTACAATTCCAAGTAATACTGTTCCAAGTAAATCCAAATTCTTGATCACAGTCTCTAAGGCATTTGCATACTTTACGTTTAACCCGACACTTTTATTTAACTCATTCAAACTGAGTTTAATGCTATTAAGGGCCTTTGCATTTGATTGTTCAAAGGTAGGTCCTAGTTTAGCTGCCTCTTCCGTAATTTCTTTTTGATCCTTGAGAAGTAGGCCAAGAAATTTTGATAGGGAGATAGCCCCTTCTTCAGCTTTTTTATAAACCTCTGATCCAAATTCTTTCCTGAGAATTCTTGCTACAATAGCATTTTGTTCCATTACAGATCTTAATTCCTGGCCACGTAACTCCCCAGATGAGAATGCCTGGGATAGCTGAATCAGAGTGTTTACAGTTTCCGTAGTGGTAGCTCCAGACAACCTGAAGGTATTTATCAGAGTCTCGCTAATTCCTATTAGGGCTTGGGCGCTTATTCCAGTTCCAGAAGTAGCATTGGCTAGACGAACATACGCAGTAGCTACGGCATCAATACTTTGATTAGTTCTAGAGGCAAGGGCAGAGAGTTCTACCATTCTTACCCCAGCAGCTTCCACACTTCCCTCGGTAATTTTTAATCTGTCATTGAGCTGTTGGATAGTGTCTAGAAGTCCAGTGAGCTGGGATATCCCAACTCCGGCAAAACTAAAGGCAAATAAATTGGTAAGCTGCCTACTGAACCCGGAAAGAGTAGATACCTCTTTAGTGAGCATCCCAAGTTCCCTAGAAATCTTTCTAAGTTGAACGTCTCCCTTAGTATCTACCTTTACTAGAATTTGCCTTACCTGGGTTTGTTGGGCCACTATTTGAATCCCTCTTTTGTTTTTTCTTATTCTCAAGTTTTAGGAAGGAATTGTCCATGATCCTAATAAGGTAGTGGAATTCATCCCTGTCCTCGATATCATAAAGAGTAGAGTACTCAGCGATAGCAGTAAAGGGTATTGGTCCAGGTCCAAAGGAACTATGCCTACAGCTAGAAAGTTCCTGGAATGCGTCAAAGTAGAATACAAATGGGCCTAGCTCTGGTTCGTAGTCCTCAGACTTCAGCATCCCCCTAGACATCAAAGAATAATAGAACCCGGACTCAAGGTGCTCCGACCATTTGTAGGCCCATTCCAAATATCGGACTAGGAGTTTCCCAGGTCTTCTCGGTAGTTCTTCGAGTCGCTAGCGTAATCTCTAAGAGCATCGCAAAGATCAGGAAGATTAGTAAGGAACTTAGTAGCCATCTCCACACTAAAAGGAGTATCCGATCCATCTATTTCAACTCCCTTCCAGTCTACCAGGGAGGACTCAACAAAAATCCGAGTCATGATCTCCCTAGACTTCTCGTCGCTTAGAGTATCATTCTGGATCTGGGAAGCGTAAGGCTTATAGTGTTTGGCCAAGGCCTTTTTTATCTGAGTGGAGTTCATTCCACCAAATCTTCTAATGAGGAATCCAGTGGTCTCATTGATCATGAACCACACCCCATCTTTTTCAAAACTTTGATTGTTTTTAAATAGCCCGTCTAAATTTGTTTTCATAGGTCTCTCCTTGTCTGAAGAGATCGTCAAAAAATTTGGGGCCAGAGTCAAGAATAACTCTGGCCCCTACCCTAGAAACTTGGAGAGATCTATGGGTATTAGACTGATCTGTAAATAGTCATAGAAGATTCGCCGCTGGAACCAACTTTGGCCTGTCCTTCCATTTCAAGAAGGATATCTTGGTCTTGTCCAGGAGACGCAGGGTCATCAAAGGATACCTGCACCGCTGGGAGATAAAATCCATACCAGCCGCCAGTATTCTTAACCATGAAACCAAGTGCAAATGACTCCTGGGACAACTTCTTAGGAAGTACTGCCCAAGCGTCGTCATTGAGGTAAGCACTGAGACTCACTTCAATTCTTGCAGTACCAGAGGAGTAGTCAATTGGAGCTGAGTTTCCAATTACTGTCTGAGAAGTTAAGTTGTTATTAAGACTGATTCCGACTGACTGAAGTGCAAATTCCGATGCCCCGAAAGTACCGATAGCATCAGAGGCAAGAAATGGCATATCGATAGATCCGTTGAATGTCTGAGTAGTGGCCGAAGCGTCGATAGTTCTTCCATCAGTAAGGAACTCATTCGCTGCATCTGCAAATGCCTGGTAGTTTCCAGAGAAACTAAAAGAGCCAGTAGCAAGTTCACCGTATGAGAATGTGAGACTCATCTCAGAACAAATCATACCTTTGTAATTAATTGCCTTAGTGGTGAGATCTAAGAATGCTTTTTCAATCGAGAAAGATTTCTTAGTTGTACCAACGGAAATCTTATCAGCTCGAGTGTAGCTTGTACCAGATCCAGTCTCATTCACCATTCCGTCAGGGATGGCGCAAGTGAGTACTAAAGCCGTGATAGCTGTAATCATCACTGGTACGTTATTAGTAGAGTTAGAAAATCCAGCGAGGGTAATGAAGTCACCTTTAACAAGTCCGTCAGTGATGAAACTTCCAGATGCCCGAGTCAAAGTTCTAGCACTTACTGCCAGAGTCATGTCTATGCTGACTGTAGCCAGAGTACTCCATGCTGACTGGTGCATGGCTGACAACATGAATTCTTCAAGTGCAGACTCTTTCGCTAACTCGAAGTTCATCTCGCCGCCGACCTCTAGGCCTACGACAACTTGGCCAGAGGACAATCGGTCAGTACGGATCTGAGCACTCTCTACGGTATTCGGAGATGCTGAAAGAGCCTCAGAAGTAAACCTTGCAGTTTTAAAGTTTCCTGCACCGGGAGTTACTCCATAAGTTGACTCTGCAATGAAGGCCAGTCGGACACGATTCGATGAACTCATCTGTAACTCCTTTATAGATCCTTATCGTTCATATACTCTACCAGGAAACTTATTGATGAGTATCCCTGGCCAAAATTAAAAGTTCCTCCATCATTATTCTGTGGAGGGGTTATCGATTCAACAAAAATTGAGCCTAGACGTTTACCTCTTAACTTATCTCGCAACGCTTCAGCTCTGGCAAGGGTAGCGGCATTTCCACTGGTCCCAAGTCGTGCCAGCCCGACTATGTGGAGATAAACTGCACCAGTTTCCCGGTACTTACCTTTGGTATTGTCTGACCCAATGGTAATCGGGATCTCATCACCTGCTATGAACTCTATTCCTGTCCACACCTCTCCAGAGGCAATGGACTCATCAGCTAAGAGTTCCTTTATCTCCCGGTATTCCCCAGAGAGGTCGATAAGAGTCTCTGATCCTATATTGGCAGAGATGTAGTTTTTAAACTCTGTTCTAACGTAAGAAGAACTCATTTAACTCCTCCACCCTGGATGACTATCCTTATGCTGGGGTAAACATAGGGCCCCTTAGATACCGATCCACTGTGATTTCTCTTTGTCCCTGTGAATCTGGCCCTAAGTTTTTTCCCCTGGTAGTCCCTAGTTGGAAACCCCCCACTTGGAGTTAAATTGGAACCATTGATAAATTCAAAGAAAATTTTAGAATTGAACTTAAATTTTCTCTTAATGGCCCTACTTGCTAGGAAGTAGGCTCCATTGGCCATTCTCACCATAGCATCGCCAGTACGTTTAAGTGGCCTCTCCTGCCTGTCTCTAGACTGACCGAGTTTCCTGTATTTCCTGGAAGTAGTTCCCTTCCCGGCAGAGATGCCCTCTAGCTCAAGGAAAGTAGCATAAGGGGTTATATTGACTATTCTAATTATATCCCCGTCAGTTATCTTAGATTCATTTATCTTTAACCATCCAGCAAGCTGGGCTTCATTTCTGGCTACCTCTACACCATTGTAAGATAAGATATGATTGTCCCTGTAGAATCCAGTTCTTACTGGAGAGGTCCTAATCACCTGAGAGTACAACTCTCTAAGTAATCCCCCAGCTTCAACCCGAGCTGTAAAAGAAATTTGTCCTAAGGGACTTACATTGATGATAGGTTTGCCGACTTTCCCATCAACGGCTACGATGGGAGTTTTATCAAATCCTTTAGCCTGTTCTTCTTTTAGGGCCGCATCTGAAATTATGATGAGATTTCTTTTAGTGAACTCCAGTAATTCAGAAAGGGTAACTTCTCCGGAGAAATCAGAATCTACTTTCCACTTGGGAGATTTTTTTCCTCTCTCCTCAATATAAAAATCTACCGCGAGCATTAGCTAGTAGTGCAGCGATATCCGATTACTGCCCCTCCAAGGTCATACATCTCCCGGATCTGATCAATAACTGATTCTCCAAGTTCTGAATCCTGGAGAATGTCTCCGCGTCTAAGAACTGTAAACCCTGCGGCCTCTAGGGAAGTTTTGGTAATTACAAATTCTCTTCCCTCGATAACTAAATTATCTGGTCCCTGGAGATTTCTAAAGTAATTTGAAGGGGAGACTTTTACAGTCCCAGAAATATCCGGGCCTGAGGCTGGCCTCCTGAGTAGGGTAACACTTCTAGAGTGTCTTGATAGTATTGCTTCAAAGGCATCCCTAAGTGACAAAATCTAGCTCCTTGATATGAGTGAATGCTCGTTCACTTCGGTAGTTATCAAGTACATTTAAAGTGTTCCCGAGGATCTGTCCAAAGGCACTAGACCTCTCATTGGTCTGTAGAGAGTAGTCAAAGTCGATAGAAATAGTTCCTGGAATAGAAACCCTCTGAACATCCGACCCGAAGTTCAGAGAAACCCCACTTTTCTTTTTATTGTATCTCTCTTCAACTAACTGATAGACCACGCTTTTAACTATTGTGGGGATTGTTGCAAAACCGGCACTGAAGGTAAGTTCTAGCTCATCCCAGGAATGGTCAAAATCACTCAGGAGTTTAATAATCCCTGTTGGCTTATGGATTCTGTACTCCTCAGAGTCAGCAGTCACTCCATCTACTTTCAGAGTAGTTACTGAAATTATTGGGAAGTGGAATGGCAGTATTTCCCTTGGGTTTCTGTAATTGAAGTCATCAGTATACCAAGTTTGAACATAGCTTGCCTGGGCAAATTTCCTTCGGCAATACGCCTCAATGGTATCTGAGATTAACTCAATCTGTTCAGTAAGAAAGGCATCGTCATCGTTTCCGGTGATCCCAAGATAAGTCTTCATTTCTGCCAGAGTAACCAGTCCCATCTTGACCTCTCACTTTAGTCTAGTATCATTTTGTCCAGTCCCAAATTTCCTTGGTATTAGTTTCTCCTACCAGAGAATTTTGGCAATGATTTTCTTCCCCAAATACATAGTAGAAAAATCCGTCAATGAGTCTTTCCTGGATCTCAAACCACATACCCTTAAAAGTGGGAGAGAGATAGTGGGCGTTAGCGGCCTTTGCCGTCCTTTGACTAGTGGACTCTTTAGGAGACCCTCCGGTCAGTGCCGAGATTAGACAAGAAATGGCGTGGAATATATTGTAAATATATTGCTTCATACTACCCTCTGAAAATTTCAAATACGGCCTGAAGTCTGTGTTGAGTTCCCACAGGATGCCTTACTACAAATCTAATCCTATTTGTACCAGCTCCTCCACCTAACAGTGGATGAGTGTAGTGTAACAGGGTGCCAGATACTCCATTCATCCCTAGTAATTGATTTTTATCGGCAAACGATAAATTGAGTCCACCCTCTAGGAAGGTTGACTGTGGGCCACCGTAAGCCTCATCAAGGTCAGCTCCTAGCGCCCAGACATAAATATTATCTGTTGGAATTTCTAACTGTGCGATGAATCCAGCCTTAATCATATAGTCAATATTTGGCATCCACAGAAGATCAGTCCTTACACAATTTGACGGAAGAAAAGTATCATTGAGATCTTCCCCAGTTATCTGAGTCTCTACTCCGCTGACTAACTTGTAGAATTTTAATGATGCCCAACCAATATCCTGATTTAAGTAATTCTTTTCATGAATGGAATTTAACTTAGAGGTTTTAAACTCTAGCTCAAACATTTGCTGAGTCCACCCATCAGGGGCATATTTTGGAGAATGTTTTAGGCCCCCGGTATTCTCATCTATTGGTTGAGAATCCAATAGAAACCTTAACCCACTGCCGGGATCAGAAATATCAGATACTCCATCAGACATTTGACATGAACCGCTGGCGATTGACTCCAATACCTCTGAATCACTTTGCCACCTATACAGTTCAGAGTATTGAATCGAGTAGTAAGAGTTATTAGTTATAGTTTGCCCAGCCCATATTCCAGAAGATCCAGATATGTTTTTAAACTTTTTCATATTAAACCCTTACGTAGTTTGTATAAATATCCCGAGTACAGGCTTTGTCATATTCCCAGAGGTAACTTGTGCGGATATCTCATCCCCAGCCGCAAGACCTATAGACAATCCAGATACAGAGTTTTTGTCCTGGCTTGAAAGAGATATAGAAGATATCGAGCTACCGTTTCTAAAAATCTCTACAGTCCCAGTGTGTGTACCGCTGACAGATAGAGATAGTTCTTTCAAGGTTGAAGTATTTGGAACAACGAAAGGACTATCACTACTAGATACGGATGCAAAAAATTCTAACCACTTTCCGTTCGAGGCGTTACTGTTAGTCCCACATATTGCCACATACCGAGTGGCAGCTAGTCCAGTGGAGAGACTGTTCAATGTCTTATACCCAGTTTGAACAGCATCCTTCCACTGAATTTCTCCGAAGCTACTTAGATCCAAAACAGTAGTTGAAAGACCCCTGAAAGAAATCCCCATAGCCGCAAGGTAATCCTCTAAAGGATCTAACTCAGTGGGGTACAGATCTGTCTCTGTACCCCCTCTAGCCGGACTCTCAAACTTAAGGGGTCTAACTAAATCCATTAAGCGTTCTTCTTAATGAATTCTACTTCTACGTGAAGGTCAGTAGCATTCTTAGCAACGCCTACTTTCCAAACGTGGGCTCCGCCACCTGAAGGAAGTGTAGCTGTGAGTGCAGACCCAGACCAATAGATTGTCTGACCAGCGGTAGCTCCACTCAAAACCCCAGTCAAAACAGTGTCATTAGCAAGAACCTTAACCGTAGCCGCAGCGGTCTCAGTGGTAGCTGCAAGTCCAATTACTCGGGCAGTATTTGTAAGAGCGCCGTACTCTGCAACAGTGTCATTGGCAGAAACATATACAGGAAAACCTTTAGTTACTCCACCGACTGCTACTGTGTAGTTAACGCCTACTTGGCCAACAAGCCCGTAAAGTTCCTGGAGGGCTCCTTCAACTTGAGTTTGAGCTGTGTAGTTACCAGCATCAGCAATAGGAACGTCAGCCGCAGATACTTGGTTAGCTCCAGTACCCCAGTCAATGTGGGTGTCGTTAATTCCATCGGCTTTTACTCGAAGAGTGTCAGAGTTGATTTCAATAGTAGAGCTATCGACATTTACACTGAGGACTCCAGAAGAAAATCCGAGACCAGCTCCAGCGGAAGAGGCATCAAGCCGGATGTCAAAACCAACTTTTACAAGACCAGTTGAAGCCGTTGTGGACTCTTCATATTTAGCTGCCCAGCTTGATCCACCCCAGAGGTAAAAAGCTACAGACGCCTCATTGTCTACAGCTACTCGCGTACCAGTAGTTGGAGTCGTGGCTACCCATACAGTTCCGTTGAACCGAACGATATCTCCAGCCGCAGCTCCATCGTAGGCCGCATTTGGAGTTCCACCGTCATGGCTCAAAACATATACAGTTCCAGTAGTCTCAACTACAGGTGCAATAGTGTTGTCAGCAACGTAATCAAGTGCCGAGTATGGGTACCACTCGCTAGTTATAAGTACGTCATCAACATACTTTTTATCTACAAGCTGAGTGTCTGCTGTGAAAGTAGGGTGAGAGTTGTAAGACTGGATGCCAGTCAAAGCCCTAGTTCCATCAGTTCTTAGATATTGAGTGTGATCGTCATCCCCGAGACCCCCGATAGACCCGTGGTCAATATCAGAATCATCAATCAAAGAAGCATCGATCTTTCCGCCAGCATCAGTCTTGACTGGCTTACCGGCGTCTCCAGCTCCAGCAGAAGTGGCAATAAATTCATTCTCTCGGTAGTATCTAGCATCATGGATATGTTCATCAGCAGAGTCAGCCCCATCGATAAGGTTAGATAGCTTTGCATCTGTTAGTTCTTTATTCGCAGTTTTAAAAGACAGGAACTTTACAGAGTCCCCAGACTCTGAGTGCTCCTGATCATACCCATTCGCATTTTTATAGATCACTTTAATATCGGCCATGTCTCACTCCCTCCTTGGTAGTTTATTTTTCTATTTCAATCTTTCCAGTACTTGGGTCGTATCCAAACTTATCTCCAGGCAAGTTATAAATTTTAAAAATATCTTGTTTTAAGGCATGATATTTTTCTTTAGAACTTTCATATTCCTTGGCTTTCGATTGAAGGACAATCTTTTGCTTTTCAATCCTAGACTTTAGTATCTCCATGGTCAGCGTCATGTTTTGAAGTGCCTGTTCTTCTAAGGCCATTCGCAATTTAAAATTTTCCATGTCTCTCTGTAGACACTCGATATGAAGTAAATGGTCTGGATTTAAAAATAATCCTTCGTCCCCGAAGAAACTGGGCTCCTGTTGAACTACGGCCTCTTCTTTAACTTCTGGAATAATTGCAGGTTTCTTACTTTTTGATTTAGCCATCCTATGCCCCCAGTTGAGTTGGATATCCAATAGAAATAAAGATTGTATTAGAACCGAGTGCTTTGGCAACAGGAGTTAAAAATCCTGTTAGAGGCTTAGTGTCAGTAAGTCCTCCGTCCTCATCCAAATACAAGAGTTGGTTCACTGAGAATACGGAAAAGATCGGATCTACTATGGCTCCTAGTAAGATGACCCCTACACTCTGTCCAGCACTTGCTGAATTAAGAGCTAGCCCGATTACTATGGCCCTGGCCAAAGTTGGGTTATTTGTAGCTACCCCAACGTGGGTGCTACTCACTGAGTACAGGCAGTCACCTTTAGCTATTGCCTCACTTGCGGTTCTTGTAACTTGTAGGGTAGCAGCAGCTCCCACTGAAGGTATAAGAGAAGGATCAATAACTCCACTTGAGTTAGTCTTAACTGGAAGTCCGAATGTCACATTAAAAGAGTCAATAAAATCTGAAGGGTCAAAACTACTAACTTCTGCGGTTCTATTTTGAGAGTCTTTAAATAAATATCTTTTCATCTAGGCCCTCACAATTCTATCACCGCGCTGGTAAAAGAACCTAGTCGGAGAAAAAGGAAGTCCAAGCCTTACTAACACTGTCCCAGTGGCTGTAGGTGCCTGAGGTAGTGCCACAATTTGCCCAGGATAAACATCAGATAAATAGTATTCCTCATAGATATCCAAACCTATGAATAGTGCTCCAGTAATACCTGCTACCCTAATATTACATAAATTTAAACTTGGCTTTGACTCAACAATTCCAAAGACATTCGAATTTGTATAATTGTCAGCAAGTGCATTTACTGCAACAGTAGCATAAGTGCTAGCGTCCATCGTGGGGAGAGTAGACAGAAGGGTCCACTGATCCATTGTTAGGGCTACAAGGCCAGTGGCATTCATCCTAACCGCAGCTCCAACGTATACAGAAGAGTCGCAAGCCACATTAGTTACTATCTCGTTAGCTGCGCCTCCAGAAATCGTTCCCTGATAAACCCAAGTTCCAGCAATCTTCTTATATTGATCCCCGTTGCTAGTGTCTTGATAGATATCTCCATCAACTCCAAGGCCTCCAAAAGGAGTCCCAGATCCAAAGTAATACTGACTTCCGTCAGCTCCATCGGTCCCATTGGTTCCGTTGGTCCCGTTAGTTCCATTATTCCCTGCTGGGCCTGTAAGATTGTCTTGAAGAACCCAAGAGCCAGAAATCTTTTTATACTGATCCCCGTTAGAAGTATCCTGATAGATATCTCCATCAGTTCCAGAAGCATTAGACGGAACTCCAGATCCAAACAGATAGTCAAAGTCAGAAGATCCGCCTCCACCGCCAGATCCACCGCCACCTGAAGTTACGTAAACTACTCCGGTAGCTCCAGATGGAAGAGTTACAGACCTAGTGCGTATCTGAGCCCCATCAGAAAATACGAAAACGAATTCAATGGTATCTTTGAACTGGTCTATTCTTACATCTACAACTACTGGGGCATCTTTTCCGTCTTGTCCATTAAATCCCTGAGGCCCAGAAAACCCTCTAGGGCCAGATAGTCCAGGAAGACCGCGCATTCCAGTTTTCCCGGTATCCCCTTTATCTCCCTTTTCACCCTGGGGGCCAATTGGACCTTGCTTACCTCTTTGCCCTCTAGATCCCTTTAACTCTAATTTTTGATCGGGGGTTAGATACTCAAACTTTAATCGGAGAGATTCTCTTTCCCCCTCCGTGAGGTCAGAGAATCTCAGTTTCAAACTCTCCTTCTCCTCATCCGTAAGGTCGGAGAATTTAAGTTTTAAACTTTGAAAGAATTCAAGATGCTCCTCAAATACAAAATCTTTACCAGGCTTACCCCTCTGACCCCTTTTACCCTTAGGTCCCCTTAACTGAGATATCTCCTCTGGGACTAAATCAGAAAAGTTTAGTTTCAGATCATCTTTTATAAAGTTTATATGCGAGGCAATTAAAATTGCTATTTCATCTTTATTTTCTTCAAAATTAAAACTAAGTCCGTCAGTCCCTGGGGGACCTCTGAGACTCTCAATCTCCTCCTTAGTTAGGTCAGAAAGTTTTAGAGATGATTCTTTTATCCAAGATCTTAATACTTCTTCTACTTCATCTAATTGGAAGTCCTTACCGTCTCTTCCATCTCTGCCACTTGGTCCTCTGAGTAATTCAATTTTCTCTGGAGTCAATTCTGAGGCAATATCTACAGCCTCAGTAATCCATTTCTGAATTACTGTACCGTGCTCATCAATGCTAAATGATTTGCCTGGGTCTCCAGACTCCCCTTGAGGTCCTCTTGGTCCTTGCCTCGAGGCAATGGATCTTCCTAGAAGACTTTCCTCAATCTTCTCTTCGACAATCTTAGTGACTATCGCTAAGAGTACGGAACTCTTCACAGCTATCTACCCTTTAGGAATTTGATAGCGGCCTGAGTTAATTCCTTATCCTCTGGCTCCTCTACCTTAGTTGGCTCCTCGCTTTTATTTTCTTGTCCAGATCCTTTAGCTATTTGAGCATCAATAACTTCATCCATTCTATCTACTGGAGTAAAGTTATTCATAGCTATGTAGAAGTTGTCCCCATCTTTGTAAGTTGGATATCCCTCTTTTTCCCTGATTTCATTAGGAGTCATGGCCCCATTCTGCATCATTTTAGAAAAGTAATTTGCCCGAGTTGTCATGTCCCCACGGAATAT